ATCGGCATACAACCTTGTGATGATAGTGGCATGGTTAGTTTTGGTGCAATAGACATAGATTCAAAAGCCTACCAAGATTTTAGTCCGAGAAAATATTTAGAAATAATCGAAAAAAATAATATACCTGTAATACCAGTAAAATCTAAAAGTGGTGGATTGCATTTATACATACACACAAAAGAAAAAGTCAAAGCTAGTTTTTTAAGAAATTTTTTAGACAAACTATTATATACATTAGAGTTAGATCCAACAACAGAAATATATCCAAAACAAACAGAACTTGGAACAGGGTCAGATGGTAGTTTTACAAACGGTAATTTTATTAATTTACCATACTACAATAAAATAGAACGAGTTGCGTTAAATTTAGATGGCAAAGAGTTTACTTTTGATCAATACATACAGGTTGTTGAAGCTAATTTAAAAAGTGAAAAAGAATTAAATGAATTTATAGATGATCATATAAGTAAAATATTACAAGGTGGTGCGGAAGAATTTAACGATGGACCACCGTGTCTACAAGCCATATCAAAAACAATTGATGATAGTAACAAGTTACCTGATGAGAGAGACAGATTCTTATTTAACTACATGGTCTTTTGTAAAAAGAAATACCCAGATCTTTGGGAAAAGAAAGTATTAGATGGTGCAAGAAAATACATTTTATACGACGAAGAGTGGGGTGATAAGAAAGTATTAGATAAAATTAAATCTTGGCGTAAACCAACTGCAGGACATCTTTGTGATCAAGACCCTATTAGAAATTTTTGTATTAAATCAGAGTGTGCAAAAAGACAGTTTGGTTATATGTCAGACAAACAAAAGAAATTTCCGCAGCTGTCAGCTTTAATTAGAATAGACTACATACCTGAACCTGAGTTTAGATTTACAGTTCACTTTAATGATAAACAAGATGGTGAAAAGAGTAAACAAGTATTAGCTAGAGATGTTAATTATTTAATGGATATGGAAAAGTGCAGAAGATTAATTGCATCACATACACCAATAGCACCGCCAAGAATAAAACAAGATGAGTTTCAATCCATTATAGAAAAATTAAAAGAAACAGAAACAGTGCAACCACCTCCAGCAGGCACATCACCAAAAGAATTACTACAAAAATATTTAGATGAACACATACACGGGGTCCCTGCAGTTAGTGCTGCATCATTTAGCAGTGGATCAGTATTAAAAGAAGAGGGCTTTGCATACTTTACCATGGAGGTATTTTTTAATTATTTAAAAAATAAAGAGTGGAAGATGAAGTATGAGAAAACTGGTAGAATGTTGATAGAAGAATTTAAAGCAGAACTAGGACATTTAAAAAGATATCCTAAAAAAGATACAGATAAAAAATCACATAACCCTATTCGTTGTATAAAAGTTCCTTTATCATTTTTTCCAAGAGAGGAAGAGGATGTAGAAATATTAGATAGAAAAAATAAGGATAATATCCTGTGATAAAAAAATTCTACGGACCTCCTGGTACAGGTAAAACAGAAAAATTAATTCGTAGAGCCTTAGCATACATAAGAGTAGGAACACCTGTAAAAAAGATAGGTTACTTTGCATTTACTAAAAAGGCAGCATATACAGCAAAAGAAAGAATGCTTAATAAAAATAAAAATTTTAATAAAAAAGATTTAAAACATTTTCAAACATTGCACTCATTAGCTTTTCACACATTAGGATTAAAAGAAGAAAATGTTATGCAAGACTATCACTACGATGATCTTGGAAAAGAATTAAGTATTAGTGTTAAAACAAAAGGTGACTTTGATACCTCACCATACATGACATGTGATAACGAATACTTTCAGATAATATTAAAATCTAGAGAAAAGGATATAGAAGTCTGGGACGAATATTGCACGGGAGATTATAGTAAGGACATAAATCCTGACATATTAAAACACGTAGCAGCCAATTATTTTGAGTATAAAAAAGCTAATAATTTAGTGGATTATAGTGACATGATCCACCAGTTCGTAAACAAATCACACCTATGTCCTGACTTTGATGTTGTATTTATTGATGAAGCTCAAGACCTATCTCCAATACAGTGGATGATGTATGACATATTAAAAGCTAACACTAAAGATATATATCTTGCTGGAGACGATGACCAGGCAATATATGCATGGGCCGGAGCAGACGTAGATAGATTTATAAAAGAACCTGCCGTAGAGGTAGTATTAAAAAAATCTAGAAGAGTGCCGAGAAAAGTTCAAGATATATCTAATATAATAGTAAATAGAATAGAGGGTTTAAGAGCAGATAAAACATATTATCCAAGAGAAGAAGACGGATCTTGTATAAAAATTAATAACTTAGATAATGTAGATCTTAAAAAAGATAACTGGTTAATACTAACTAGGACTAGATCTAAATCTGTGCAGATAGCAAAAGAATTAAAACAACGAGGTATATTTTTTGAAAGTAAATTTTTTAAAAGTTTAAATACTAAACTACACAAAGCAGCTGTTTATTATTCTAGATGGAGTGAGGGACAAGAATTAAATCAAAAAGAAATTGATGATGTTGAAGATTACATGTCTGATAATAATTGGAATGAGTTAGCCCCTTGGTTTGAAGTTTTTGATAAAGCTAATCTTGAAGATAAAAATTATATTAGATTACTACTATCAAACAAAGAAAAATTATCAGAATCACCTAGAGTTAAAGTGTCTAC